GGCATTGCCGCCTGGATCACCTTGAGCACCTTTTGCTGATACCACTTCCCAATGTGTTGCGTCAGGTGGAGGATATCCTGATATGCTGTTGCTGACACCGTTTCTACGATAGGTTGAACCTTGATGAGCAACGATGTCACCTTCTTGATACATTGGGTCATCGCTGTAGTCGCCTAGCCAATTCCATAGAGCATCGGCACCTGGTTCGCCCTGTGCTCCGTCTGCTCCTGCTGGCCCAGGGTCGCCTTGGGGGCCTTGCGGTCCAATCTCGCCTTGTGGACCTTGTGGTCCTGTAGGTCCTTCCGGACCCTCTGGTCCTTGTGGTCCAACTGCTCCCTCTGGTCCTTGTGGACCTGCTGGGCCTTCAGCACCCTGTGGTCCTGGATCGCCCTGTGCTCCGTCTGCTCCATCTGCTCCGGCAGGGCCTGGATCTCCTTGTGGCCCTTGAGCACCTTGACTGCCCGCAGGTCCTTGTGGGCCTGGATCTCCTTGTGGACCTACAATAGGTCCTACATTGTTCCATTCTTGATCTGTTAAGTTCCAGAACCATAGGTCGCCACCACCTTCTGTGACAATCCAACCGTGTCCGGCAAAATCGTCTCCGACGCCAGGTGTTGGTAAATCTGCGATTAATGCTTTGGTACCTTGTAGTGTTACCGAAACACCCTGTGCTCCAGTGTCACCTTTGTCACCTTTTGCTCCAGGTGCTCCTTGTGCTCCGGCGGGTCCTGTAGCACCCTGTGCGCCAGTTGCTCCGGCAGGTCCTGTTGCTCCAGGTGCTCCCGCAGCACCGCTAGGTCCTGTAGGCCCTGTGGGCCCTGCTGGTCCAGTATCTCCCTGTGGTCCTTGTGGTCCTGCGGGTCCTTGTGGTCCAGTAGCACCTATAGGACCTTGATCGCCTGGATCGCCTTTAGGTCCTTGAATACCTTGTGGGCCGGTTGCACCTGTAGGTCCTTGATCACCTGTGTCGCCCTTATCACCTTTAGGTCCTGTGGCACCAGTATCGCCTTTGGGGATATTTTGTACATCATCTAAGGTTGCTAGTGTAACTCGATTGTTGACATCGCCTACTACTAGTGTGTTATTGCTAACAGTGATTGGAGTGTTATCAATATAGATAGTGTCGGTACTTACATACAGACTGCGCCATTGTCGAGTAGGCGATCCTAGATCGTATGTACTGTCCGTAGCAGGAATAATGTGTTGATCTACTGCTGACAGATCAATGTTGCCGCCTATTCCTCCTGCATATATTTCATCAAAATTGTCATTGATTTTCTTAAATGCATCACGGATTATGTCACCGTCTTTGCCGTTAGGAGTACCTAAATTTATTGTCTTTTTAGCCATTTTTACGTCCCGGGTTCCTTGCTATCAGTATTTATCGAAGCGATAAATATATTACTATGCCAAGATTAAGCCTTTATCGCCCTGAAAAATCTTCAGATTATAAGTTCATGGATCGCACTATCTACGAAATGTTTCAAGTAGGTGGTGTAGATGTGTATCTGCACAAATATATAGGGCCAACAGACCCTAGTGATCCTAATAAAGCCCTTGGAGTTACTACCATACAAGATGTGCTTTTTCTTGAAAATCGAGATAGAAAATATGCCGCAGATGTACTGACAATTCGCGGGCACTATCAGGTAGCAGATATAGATTTTAATTTAAGTCAATTTGGACTGTTTTTACAAAGTGACACTGTGTTTATGACTGTGCATATTAACGCTACTGTAGATGCTGTAGGACGTAAAATTATGACCGGTGATGTTTTAGAGTTACCTAATCTAAGAGAAGAGTACACATTTGATCTCAGTGATGCGTTTAACTTTGCCAAGGCTATTAAGAAATTTTATGTAGTCGAAGATGTAAACAGAGCCGCAGAAGGTTTTTCAGCAACTTGGTATCCACATTTATATCGACTAAAATTAAAACCTATAACCGACACACAAGAATTTAAAGACATACTAAACAAGCCCGAAGACGAAGATAACTTTGCAGGCGACTATGACAACGATCGTATCTACTATCCAGGCGAAGTGGTTCGATATAATGGCACACTTTATCAAGTTAAAATAGACGGATCTGTGCCCGACACTGGTACTAATTTAGAACCACCTAATTCAGATGCATGGATTCTATATCAAGAAAGCACACTAAAAGATTTACTGTCTACTTACAACAAAGAAATGGCCATTAACGCTGCCGTAATTGCAGAAGCAGAAAGCGATGCTCCTCTCAGTGGCTACGAAACGGCACATTTTTATACTCTAGCAATAGATCCATTAACTGGGAATGCGGCTGTTAATACTGTAGATAATTCTGTAGACGATATATCTGGCACTGCGGCGCTGGTTAGCGATGTTAATACTCCTCCAATAAGAGACGGTTATACTGGCTACTTATTAGCAGATGGTATCCCTCCAAACGGTCCGTTGTCTGGTACTAGTTCACAGTTTGGATTCGGTATTCAGTTTCCTCAGGCACCTGTGACAGGTGATACATTTTTACGCACAGATTTTTTACCTAACAGATTATTCCGCTGGGACGGTAGTCGTTGGATCAAACAAGAAGATAATGTACGTATGACTATGAGCAACAGCAACGACAATCGTCAAACATTGTTAACTAGTTTTATTAATAATAACGAACTCAGCGGTATTACAAGAGTAATGGATGACATAATTTTAATATTACCCAACGGAACTGCTCAATTTGAAGTTGACTATGGCACCGTTGAATATCCAAAATATACAACTACAGATGTTGTAGTATCGGCTGCTCAATTGATCATTAGTACAAACTTACCATACGATGCTAAATTTAAAGCAGAAGTATGGTTAAACGAAAGTTCAAAAGCAATTAATATAAAAACAGAATCATCGAATGGTCTGTTAAGAATAGTGATAGAACACGCAATACAATCTGATACACGTATAAGATATACAGTGTACGATCAAGTAGTAGAACAACGTCAAAGTCTTAGCAAGGCTCTGCGTAGAATCAAACCCACAGCGGACGAATAATTATGCAATGGTTTTATGACGGTCAAATTAGAAGATATGTAGGACAAGTAATCCGTATGTTTAGCGGATTTAAATATCAAGCCGCTGACGGTAAACAAGTAACAGTGCCTGTTACCTACGGCGACATGACTCGTCAAGTTGCCAGTATCATTCGTGACAACAGTGAAAACAAACTGCCCAGTGCTCCACGTATTGCTGTTTATATTTCAGATCTACAACTAGACAGAAGTCGACAAAGTGATCAGAGTTTTATCAGTAAAGTACATATTCGTGAAAGAGAAAAAGAATACGATTCTGCAGGAGAATTTGTGGGCTATGGTTATACACAGGGCAGTGGATATACTGTAGAGAGATTAATGCCTAGTCCTTATAAGCTCACAGTTAAAGTTGATATTTGGGCAACTAACACTGATCAAAAACTACAGATTATGGAACAAATATTAATGTTGTTTAATCCAAGTTTAGAATTACAAACCACAGACAACTATGTAGACTGGACCAGTCTTACTGTAATTGAATTAACCAACATTAGTTTTACCAGCAGACAGATTCCGCAGGGTATAGACAGCGAAATAGACATTGCCTCGTTGACATTTGAAACTCCAATATATATTAGTCCTCCTACTAAAGTTAAACGTTTAGGTGTTATTCAAAGTATTATTATGAATGTACACGACGAATCATATAGTTTTGAAGCGGAAGAACGTGTTAGTATTGGCGGGTCTGATATCTTTGTTTACTATGATAAAAACATAGGTCAGTACATGGCCGAATTGTTAGATGAAAAATCTATAATTAAAGCCTTAGACGACGATGCTGCCTCAGCATGGGCCAAAACAGGACAGGATTTTAACTGGCGTGTATTGTTAGATCAATACCCTGGTAAATTCCGCAGTGGGTATAGTCAAATATTTTTACAGCAAAGCAACGGTAATGAAATTGTAGGTACCGTGACATTGTTCCCTGCAGATGAAACAAAATTAGTTATTAATTTTGACCAAGATACATATAATACCAATACTTTGATTACTGGTGTTGTAAATCGCACTAACATTGACGCTATCATAAATCCAGAAACGTTTAATCCAGGTACTCTATCGGGTAATCCAAGATATCTATTGTTAAATGATATTGCCGACGACACGACTGCGTGGAATGGTTTTACAGCAAAAACTAACGACATTATTGAGTGGAACGGTACTACATGGAATATAGTATTAGAAGCAGCCACTACAGATGATGTAGTTTACACAACTAATTTACGCACGGGTGTTCAATACAAATTTGAAAACGGTGAATGGACTCGTGCGTTTGAAGGTGAATATCAAGAAGGTTACTGGCGTTTGATACTGTAATATAAGTATCTGTATGTCAGAACAAATCGTTTGTAGCGGAGCATTATTCTACGCTAAATCTACTAAAAGAATCTTACTGTTACAAAAAACAGAAGGCAAGCACTCTAGTACTTGGGGACTAGTAGGCGGAACCAATATCGAAGGCGAAACCGCTTGGCAAGGTCTACAAAGAGAAATTTCTGAAGAAATTGGGTTTTTACCAGAGATTAAAAAAACATTACCATTAGAAACTTTTGTCAGCAACGATAGTGTGTTTAACTTTCACACTTACCTCTGTGTTGTAGAGGATGAATTTATACCTCGTCTTAGCGTAGAGCACCAAGGGTGGGCATGGTGTATTATAGATCATGTGCCAAAACCGTTACATCAAGGATTAAGGTCGAGTTTTAACAATCGTATTGTACGAACTAAACTACAGACAGTTTTTGATATTGTTGACTTGATATAAAAATGCCCCTTTCGGGGCATTTTGTTTTACATACGTCCTACCACTACTTCAATAACTCCGCTTTCGCCGTCGAAGTTTTCCAATGCTTTACCAATTACTTGGCCTAACTTTGGATCTTCTTCTGCGCGAGCATGTCCGTTACCTGCGGCAACTAACATATCACCTTTGCGGATCTTGCCAGTTACTTTACATGGTACACGACCTTGTAGTGCTAGAGCAACTACTTTTTCGCCTTGTAGATCGCTGTTCATCAAGTAAGCAGGATTTGTAGAAACAATACCTGCTACCTTACGGCAACCATCTACGTTGCAAGTAGTAACTTCTGCTTCACCGCCAAAGCATACAACTGTGCCTGCTTCAATTTCAGCATCTGCACGATAGTTTTCTGCTAAGTCAGCGTAACGTGCTGTTGTAGCAGTACCACGGAACAAGTTAGCAAAAATGTCTTGGTTAGCATCACGTAGTGCCACTGTGTTGGCAGCACTTGATGTACTACCAGCATAGTCTGTTGCACTTACACGGATATTTGTTGCGGCGCTGGCTAAACCACTTAATGTAGCAGTAATTGTACCTGCGCTAAAGTTACCTGAAGCATCACGGTTAACTACTGTGTTACCAGTATTAGCGTTTGTTGCGTTAACTGCTAGAGTACTTGCGGCACTACCGTTATAGTTTGTACCAACACTCCATGTTAGGAATGAACCGGCAGTCAATGTGTTTAAGTTACTGCCTAAACTTATTCCAGAAATAGTCGAGTTAGCCAACTTAGCATTAGCGATACTGCCTGCCAACATTGTGTTAGTAACTGTACTAGTGTCGCCTGTAGTTATAATAGTACCGTTAACGTTTGGTACTGTTAATGTACGTGTTACACCTGTTGAAACACCACTTAATTCAAATGACATTTTCTTGGTGTTATCAGCATCGTCCTGGAACAGAGTTGAACTATCAGTAAATGTTTTGTTAGTTAATGTTTGTATACCAGATGTTGTTGCTACAGTATTAGCAATACTGATAGTACGTGCGGCTGAACCGTTAAATGTTGTACCGCTGTCTAACACTAGGCCTGTGCCTACAGTTAGCGCATTTGGTAGATTACTTGTGATAGTTACTGTATCACCTAGATTAACTAAAGTACCGTTCAGTGTAATACTACTGTTAGTCAACTTAGCATTAGCAATACTGCCTGCTAACATTGTGTTAGTAACAGTGCCGGTGTCGTTAGAACCAACTAATGTACCGCTGGTTGGTAATGTTACGTTAGTGGTGTTAGTAACTGTAATTGTAGTGTTAAATGCGCCACTTGTAGTTAAGTTACCGCCAATTGTAATTGTTTTACCTGTGTTAGCAACACCAGTACCACCATATTGACCTGCAATAACACCAGCGTTCCAAGTACCACTAGATAGTGTACCTACACTAGTTAGACTTGAACTTACAACGCTTGTTCCTAGTCCAGTTGCTGTTAATACGTTAACGTTATTAACTTTAAAGGCTTTACCTGTTGAAATATTAACGTGTTCACTTAGTGTCCAGTTAGCATTTGCAGTGTCCCATAAAATTGTATGGTCAGTTGTACCTTTTAAAATAATACCGCCGCCGTTGGCTACAGCATCTGTTGGTGTAGTACGTTGTGCTAATTGAATTGCATTATCAGCAATCGTTACTGATGTTGCACTGATTGTGCTGTTTGTACCATTAACTGTTAAATCGCCAGTAACTGTTAAGTTATTACGAACAGTGGTTGTACCTAAGTTATTAGCACCAATTGTAATTGCAGTACCTGCACGAGCAAAGTTAACTGTTGTTGCATTAGCATCAACTAAGTTAAATGTTGTAGCAGTTGTAGTAATATCACCACCGTTTACAGCGATGTCACCACTGCTGGTAATATCACTGCTGACAACAATACCGCCTGCGGCACCTGCTCCTAGTGTTAATGTACCTGCTGGATTAATAGTGATAGCACTGAGTGTACCAGTTGGAGCAAAGTTAATTGTCTGTTGGTTAGCAACAGCATTTAGATTACCAACTAATGATGTTTGTATACCTAATGTACCAATAGTTGTTACGCCTGCTGGCTGTATGCTAACAGTACCTGTACCGCCCGGACTTAGTGTAATGGCAGCATCATCGCCAGTAATACTTAAAGAACTGTTAAAGTTAATAGCACCACTAACTGTTAGGTTACCACCAATGAATGCGTTACCGGTCATACCTATACCGCCGGTGATACGTACAGAACCAGTAGTTGTACTTGTACTCTGTATATTGCCGTTGAACACAGCGCCTGGAGCAGTTAAATCACCGCCTAATGCTAGTGTTGTACTCCAACTTGGGTTAGTACCGTTTGAAGTTAATACACTGTTGATAGCACCAATACCTAACTGTGTCAACGCACCGCCTGCTGTGGCAACTATCAAATCACCTTGATTGTAAGTTGTTAAACCAGTACCGCCTTTTAACACAGGCACAGCCTTGCTAAGATTATCTGGATTAGTATAGTATGTGCCTGGTTGTCCGCTTAGGAAACCTGCGTCAATAACACCAGTCTTAATGCTTATTGTACCAGGATCTGCTGGAGTATTCAGCGCACGACCCACAGTAAACTGTGACTTGTCGTAGCGAGCTACACCATAATTAGTAAAGTTAGTGTCGCCGCCGTCGCCGTCAACTTTCTCAACGTCTAAAACAGGGACATTGTAGTAGACCGTGTTAAGGCCATCAACATAACTGTCACCAGTTAATGATATTGCTGAATCTGTTACCTTACGAATACCCTGAACGGCCAATGCCCATTCGCTATCACCGCGTAAGAATGTTTGATCGTTGGCAGTACCAGTACCTGCTAGTCGACTTGTAGCAAACACACCGGACACAACGTTGCTGGCGTCAATGGTTGTAACACTGACTGAACCCCAATTGGCTGCAAATTTACTACTGTCATTAATAGTGTCAGTGAAGGTTACGTTTTGCAGTGTAAATGTTGCACTACCGCTACCTACGTCAGTTACAGTAACTTTACCAGTTGTTGTACCGCCCACACTGGCCAAAGCGTTTGATCTTAATGTATGTAGTGTGAATGTATTAACACTAACGCTACCAATAAAATAGTAATTACCGCTGACTAACCCCGCTGGTAGATCTGAACCTGATATCAATACTGGATCACCTGCTGACAAACCGTGTCCTGCAATTCTAAAGAAGCAAAGATTTGTAGTACCAATAGTAACAATATTACGTGTTAATGTATGATTACCTGTGCTAGATGAAGTGAACAATATTTGGTCACCTGCGCCTAATGCATAGTTACTGTATAATTCAACAGTACTGGAGTCAATAACTTTGATAAAATAACCTCTGTTATTGACTAACCCACCAATGCTGGTGTTAGACTGATTACTGTAGATTACTGCATCGCCGTTGCTTAAACCATGACCGCTTAATGTTATACGGCTAGTAGTAGTATTAACATCGCCGCCACTGCCTGTCGATTGTGCATTGAAAGTAAATGTAGCAAATGTCGCTAAGTTAGCGATAGTATCTACTGGCGCATTGTTGTCTGCAAAGAAATCTGGACTTGCAGTGCTGGCGTTAAATTTAGTCTTATCGCCAATTAATTCTACATACAAGCGAGTATCGGCACGGCTTACAGTGATTTGGAAACCACTACCTGACCCACCAATATTAGACGAACTAGCACTTACTATGTCGCCAGCATCGTAGCCGCTGCCGCCTGAAATGATAGAAACGTCTGACACAGCACCGTTAGTAACAGTGATGTCTGCTGTTGCACCTGTACCTGTACCGCTGACATTAGTCAATGACACATTAGTATAAGTCTGGCTGCCGCTGCCTGGAGTATATGAACTACCGCCATTTAATGTGCTTAGGTTTAGGGAGTATAGCACACCTTCACGATATTCTGTGATCTCGCCTTCTGCTAAACCGATAGCACTCTTAATATTGTTGCCATTGGTAAATGCATAACCTGGGCCATCTAATATTAAGAATTGACTGCTGTTGTCATTGTTTAAGAAATAGTTGTCAACAATTTCAGCAACTGCGGTTAATCCGCTTGGGTAAACACCTGTAACAGTTGTACCATTTTTACGGATTGTCTGTGCGGCATTATCCTCTGTGAATGTGCCGGTTACACCATATAGTGTTACACTTGTTCCGCCTGTGACTGCTTCTTTAACACGACCGCTACCAGTAGTACCGTTTTGTGTAATTATATCACCAACAACTGCGGTTAATGTACCACCAGTTAATGTTAGAGTCTGTTGCTGATATGTTTCGCTGGCGTTGTCGCCGTTGAATACTTCTACAGGAGGAATTTTTTCGCTTAATAATAAACGACCGCCAAACTCTGTAGTAGCATATGTTGTTACACCACGTAGTGGAGGAATTAAGTCAGCATTAATTAAACCTTGGCTGTTTAACTGTACAAGCGCACCTGCTACAGCGTTGGTAGAAACTGCTTTGTCTAGTACGTTACCTAGTCTGTTGTTGATAAACAAACGTACAGAACGCTGTGTTGGTAGTCGTGTGTCACTGGCTCCGCCAATTTCATTGTCGCCTAGGCCAATGTCATTACTAATAGCACTAATTTCAATGCTAGACAGTGACAATCTCAATACGTTCAACTGTCCAACTGTAACTTCAGTACGGAATGTAATCTTACCAGTGTTGTTTTCCGCTTTAATAAAGTCACCAACTTTGAAGTTACCAAATTCGTCAGTACCTGAACTGTAAACACGACCTGGCAGTTCAGTAAACTGTTCAAATGCTAATACACCTTGGCCGCCGTTTTGTGGTAGAGCGTTATAGTCTGTACCTGAACCAGCATATTCCCAAGTATGTGAAGAACTGTTTAAGATACTTGGACGATGGAAGTTACATTTTAGACCAATTGTGCCGCCTGGACTCTGAATCTGGCTTGCAGTCTTTGTTGAATTAGTCTTAAATGTAGCAGTATACAAATCTGTTCTGTCGGCTACAGCACTGATAGGAATTGCTGTAAATGGACTTGGACTTTGATCTGTTGTAATAGTGCTTAATGTTGTAAATTTAACACGTTGTTGTTCTTCTCCTACTGTAGTTAACTCGTTGGAAATTATCAACTTACGAGTAGTGTTGTTCCAACTTAACACATAAGCATTGTTGGTAAATGCACCAGTGGTACCTGTTATAGCAGTACCAATACCAAATGTATAAGATGGTCCAGGTGGCAATGTCAATTCTTGATAGACATTGTGACTGGTTTCTACAGTTTCAACGAAAAATTCTTCAACGTTTTTAGTTATACGCTGTGTACCTATACCAGTTCCTGTAATATCTACAGGGAATGCAAGACCGTTGTCATTGAATAATCTAAAAGTATTCAAACTAACAATACTAACATAATAGATAGAGTTATCAATCATTCCTGGAATTACTGTGTTACCTGAAACTGTTAGGTAATCACTTTCATAGACTACACTGTCACCGTTTAGTAATCCATGATTATCGATAGTAATAAGATTACTTACAGGGTTTACATCTGTAGCCGCATTGAATGTTAATTCTGTGGAGGCTGATTTAAAGTTATTAGTTACGTCTGCATCAGTGTCGGCATTGCGGAATTTCAATACAAACTGTGCTGTAGGTATACGTGCTTGACCAATAGTAGTTAATGTTACACGACCGCCACTGGTTCCTGTATTGGCTACAAACGCACGGTCGAATGAGAATGCGTTTGGTGAAAAGCCCGAACTACGTAGAGCATACAAACCAAAGTTTGTAGCAGAGTTAGTGATAGATAGGTAACCACCTGACTGTGTATATGAACCGTTCAAACAGAAAATCTGGAAACAGGACACTACCTGAGCATAACCGTCGTTGCTACATAACCAACCTGTACCACCGAAAGAAACCATGGTAAATGCGTTAGCAACCATGGACTTACCTTGTGGAGGTGTTGCACCCTCTACTGGATTTTCTTGCTCAATTTCAAATCCTGGAGGACTGATGTTAGGATCGCGAATCTTACTACCGTCAACCCAAATACCGTTACCACCTAAGAACGAAATAATAGAACAGTTTTGAATGTATGGTGATAGTGTAATTCTTGGTTTATCATTACGTAGACCAAAGTATCCATTTCTATCCACAGTGTCATCGTTGGCATCATCAAAGGCTACGCACCAGTTAAATGTATAACTTGGAACAAGATTTGCATCTAAACCGTCACGGAAAGTGAAACCAGTCATGTATGCGCCGTTACGAATACGGAACATGTCCTTGCCAGCGTTTAGCGGACGCACTGTTACAGAGCGTAGACTGTCGCCTACCACAGAACATAAGTCTGGAATAATAATTGGGTTGTCAATGTAGAAGTCGCCTGCGGCACACTGAATAGTAATAGGTATCTGTTGGAACCTATTAGGATCTAATGCTGGTGCAGGATCTCCCTGGAATATATTAATTACTACATCAAACAACTCGCCAATGCGTGTCATCTCAGCAGAGTCTACAGTGATACTTGGATATTTTACTTGCGTTGGCTCAGCACCCACTGGTGTAAAGAACGGACTGATAGTTTGATTAGCAGAAATCTGCATTGCAATACGCTTGGCGTACTTATTGGCTTCTACTGTTTCAAACAACTGCTGTTGACGAACCAAAAGTGCGCTGGCATTACCCGACTCGTAGTAGGCAAGTCCTGCTTCTCTTGTACGTTCGTTGCCTGACAGAATTAAGTCAAGGATAACGGCATCAACAATTAAGCCAGTGTCTCGTGAACAAATAGCCTGATTATAGGTAAATCCTGTAAATGTATCTGCAATATATTGTATAACAGCATTAATAATAGTATTTCTATTTGTAGTACGGAACGATGTCAAATTAGCAGTAATACCACCAGCAACCCATGATGTGTCCGGTAAAGATACCGCTGGTAGTGTACCAATGCCATCTGTAATCACTGTGGTAATGATGTTGATCAGTCCTGTTAATTCGTTGGCTGTGGTTTGGTCAGCATTGCTACCTGAAGTTATCTGCGTAACAGCATTTTGATAAGTGTCTGTAATAGTTACACCACGTACTACACGATCTACCAAATAACTTAAACGTTGTATAGCCTGCGCTGTTACACTCTGCTGTCCTGGTACTTGGGTAGTATATGTACTACCATCAAGAGTTATCCAATAAGCATCTGCAGAACGCACTGTGGCGCTGTTACCTTGATATAAAATGTCATAGGTTAAGCCATCAACAATGTATCCTACATCACGTGAACACTTGACATTATCGTAGACAAAGTCCTGGAATGTAGTTTGAATAAATGTAATAGTTCCATCAATAATACCCTGACGATCTGCTATAAGTTCTGTACGTGCTGTCTGTAAATTTGCATCTGCAAAAGTTACATCTGGATTGATTGCTGTCGGTAGTGCAGTTAATCCGTTTTCAACTACGTTGGCAATAATACCAATTAATTCTACTGCTTGATTAACTTCAGATGTTCCTGCCACTGCAGGCAGAGGACCTTCAAGAGAAATAGATTCAGCAGTGACAAAACTACCACCAAAGTCTGGAGCAGGACTATTCCAAGTTACAAACGCTTCAAAAGTAGAAGCAAATGGCTCCCACTCTCCTGAGATTGTACCAGTATGTGTTGTACCACCGACAACTACTGAAAAAGTCGATCCGACTGGGAATTCAATGATTGACACATAACCAAATCCGCTCCAATTTGTAGTGTTAAGACGAATTTTATTAACTGATCCAAAATTAACTGTGCTGGATACTGTTACTCCGTTTGAAGTGTAATCTGTTGGACTGCTGTAAGTAACAGGGCTTAGTGAGATTGCTACGCCTACTTGAGGGACGCCGTTATATGCTTCTACTATGCTGATATTAATAATATTAGCAGTGTCTGCATGACTTCCGCCTAGTGTTTGTCCTACGGTTTTAGAAGTTGTTAGAGTTACAGTGCTAGTATTGATAACTGTGTTAGATACAGTAACTTCTGTGCCGTTAACGTAAATGTTGTAAGGTTCTGATACAGTGAACAAGGCTGTAAATTTAGCAAGGAACGCTGTACCATTGCTGTTACCTGTGGCTTCTAATGTTAATGTATTTTCAGTCCAATCGGTAACTGTAAATGCATTAGTAGCACCTGAACCTTTAGTATACACCACGCGATCCTGACTTGGAGTTACACTAACACCTAATAACACATTATCAACTATGGTTGATAGATACTCGTAGGCATTCTTAGTTTGGAATATTTGATCATTAACCTGTGTAGTTGTACCAACCCAGTATGCTCCTGCGGCTGTGCGTGTAGCAGTGTTACCGCCATACAGAATATCGTAAGTTAATGCATCGGCAATATAACGTGTGTCTCTCTTACACTTATCACTGTCATAGATAAACTGGTCAAATGTTGTAGTTAGATATGTACTAGTGTTAGTAATAATTGTTGGTTTAGCAGTTGCTAGAGCGTTAGTTGCTGAAACAATATTGGCATTTACCCAACTTAAACTTGGTAAAGTAGGTGTTGGTAGTGAATTAGTGTCGCCTGCAGTAATAACGTCAATATATAATTGTAAATCGTCGTTAATTAATGTGGCTTCAACTGTGGTAGCATTACCACCTGGACCTACGCCCTGTTGTGTTGTAGTGTTGCCCGATGTAGGTGTTACAGCAATACCTTGTACAACATTTTCAATTACTGTCTGTAAATGTGTATACGCATTAATTGTGGCAGTTGCCTGTCCAGCACCTAACTGGCTTACTGAACCAACAAAATATGCTCGAGCACCTGCTACGCTGGCCGAGTTACCACCGTAGATGATATCGTAAGTTAACCCGTCAACAATAAATCCAACGTCTCTGCGGCATTTAACTTGATCGTAGGGTTCTGCTCCAACCAGGCCAACAGTAATCGCACTTATGCCTCGATTAAAACCACTTGTTGACCCATATGGGTTAGATGTAAATGATATATATACCCATGCACCGGTAGGTCCAAAATCTGAAATTGATGTAATGGTTCCAGTAATTGTTAGTCCAGCATCACGATCAGTGAACGAAACCGGTGTTCCGACGGATTGCGAAATAAAATTAGCATAACCGGCTGTATTAGGCCATCTACTTAAGTCAAGTCTTAGGAGTCCATCTGTGGCCGGCGGATCTGCAGACCAGACTATTCCGTTGGTTGTGTAATCAACGCCTTCAGTGTACGTGGCTCCTGCTGGTGGAGTATTTGCGTTAACATATGCAACAACTTCATCTTGTAAAAATGCTCTGTTGTTAATCAATTGATTCTTAGCATTAATTACGTTTTGACTTGCGGTAGTTGGGTTAGGGAACACTAGTGCGTCGGCAGATGTTTCAGTGGATACTACTCCGTTTTGAAAAATATCAATAATTTCATCAAAGGCTGCGCTAACACGATTTACAGTAGTACCATTTGCGGCTACTGCTGTTAATGACTGTGTCTTAGCAAAACGAATGGCTTCTAAGGTTTGTAAATTTTGACCTGCTAACACATAACTAGAGTTAGCACGTTGGTAGGCTAATCCTGAAGTTACAGCGTTATAGTTTGTACCTAATGCGGCATCAAAACGTGCGGCATCGATAATAATACCTAAATCACGCTCGCAGGTGTCTTTAACACCATAGTTATAAACATAACCGGTAAACTGTTTGTTAATATAAGCAGTAACAGCATCTGCTAGGAAATTACGATTAGACTGTAATAAATCTCTTGCATCGATATTGTTTTGATCAACGCCTGCAGGTGCGGTGAATACGATAGCATCTGTGCTGTCATCGCCTTCGGCATTGTCGAGAATATCTAAAATTTCATCAAATGCTAATGTTAATCGTTGTCTTGCTACGGCGCTAGAATCTACAGTAGCACTTAGCGATTGAACAGAAACGCCCATTGCAAAACCTGGGTAATCTGTGGTACCATTTACTGTATAAGAGTTAACGTTGTCAAAGGTCCATGCCGTTGTTGTGGTAAATGTATATGTAATTCCGCCTGCAACAAAATTAAATGTTGTGCCTGATGGTAATCCTATCAGTTGATTGAACAATGCAGTATTAGTCCACTGTGCTGTTGTTGCAGATAGTTGAGGAGTTCCTAAGTTAGTAAAACCTGTTCCGTTAGGTAAGTTATAATCCACTCCGCCAGTTGCAGAGAAAGATATAGGAGTTCCTGTTACACTGGCCAAGACTTGTGTCTTAGCATACTGGAATGCGGCTTTAGTCTGTAGTAACTGATTGTTTTGTAAGTAGTTTGCGTTAGCACGTAGGTATGCACGGCCTGCAACTACACTATTATAGTTTGTACCTAGCACCATGTCAAAACCAGCGGCATCTAGCAATAAGCCAGTATCACGACGGCATTTGTCTGTGTCGTAGGTAAAGTCGCTGAAGTTTGTGTTAATCCAAGCAATTACTTCAGCACGTAAGAATGATCTGTTAGCCTGTAGTTTATCTTTGGCTGCAGAACGATTTGCATCTACACCTGTTGGGTTAGGATAAACAATAGCATCAGTGCTGTCGTCAATACCTTCATTTTCAAGAATATCAACGATTTCGTTGAAAGCAAGATTATAACGACTCAATGCGGTAGAATTGGTTACATAGGCAAGGCCCTCTTCTTGTGCTTTTAAAATAGCAGATTTTGTTTGAAGAATTTGATTGTCTATTAGATAAGCACTGTTAGCACGACGATATGAAAGTCCTGTGGTCACAGCATTAAAGTTTGTACCTAATGTAAAGTCAAATCCCACTGCATCAATAATAAAACCTAGATCTCTACGGCATTTATCTTCGTCATATTGGAAGTTAACAAAGTTGGCATCAATCCATTTAATAACTTGACTTTGGATAAAACTACGATTGGCTTCTAGTAAACGTTTTGCATTATAAGCACTTTGCCCTGGATCTGTTAGAGGACGTAGACCTAAACTGGCTGCAATTTGAGCACCGCGTTTTAGTGTACGAACTGGAGCATTGATACCATCATTAGCATCGTCACCTTTTCTATCACTAACGTAAACACGGTTACCACCAAAACTATCTGCTGAGCCCCATTCTAGATTGCCGTTACCATCTAGGCTTAATACACTGCGATCAATAGGTTGGAAACTAGGAAGTTTTAATGAGTAACTAAAACTTACATCGTCGGGTGCTTTAATTTCTACATAGTTACTGTTGTTAGCGTCATTAAATCGGATCGCTTTTTGATCCTTCATTGTTAATCGTTCTGTAAACTCAGTACCTGTAGCAGTTACTTCAAACTCTGTTACACCATCAACTTTTGCAATAATTTTACTAGGTGTAGCACCGCCATCGTCGCTGGCTGTAATGCTAGTATCACGTTCAAAAGTTGTTTTTGTAATGTCTAATACAGTATTGTCTTCTTTCTTTAAAAAAACTTTACCGTCTGCGGTATTCAGCGCAATTTCGCCTTGTACCAGTGAACCTGCGCTTGGTGCAACTCCTGAGTTGCTGTTACGCTTAAAAAGGATTCTAGATGCCATAATATTCCTCGTTTTTCCTTATCAAATCTTATTTACCGGTTTTAAATCTTATCCATTTAATTCTTAGTAAGTACCACAATCAATTACGTCTGTCCAAACTGGAACACCTTGTGCAGTAGTAGTCAATATTGCATTACTTGTTTGCTGGTTAGTTCCTGTGTATGGATTTTCATAATCACTGCCCGCTGTGCTTTCTAAAGGTGAAGTACTATTACCATATACTATACCTCTAGCGTTAAATTGACCTGCTCCAGTACCGCCGCTAGGCACAGCCAATTCGTTATCAAACAACACAGTACCGCGCAGTGTTAATGCATTAGCACTTAAATTGCCTTCAATGTTTACGTTTTCGCTAACAGCCAAACCGCCTGTGACTACTACAGAACCAGTGGTTGAATCTGTACTACTAATACCAGCAGTAAATCTAGTTTGGCCATTAGAATCTAATGTAGTAAACGCACCGGTACCTCTTACGCTGGCTCCAATATTTGTGTTATTAATATTACCAGTTGTAGTTGGATTTACAGTTAAACCGCCCTGTGGTTCTATAATTACTCGTCCAGTTCCTTGAGGACTGATAACAAAGTCATTGTCTTCGCCACTGGTGTTTAAAGATGTCAGTGTTAAGTTACCATTAACTGTTAAATCTTGATTAATTTCAGTGTTACCGTCAACTGTTAATGCATGATTAATAGTAGTTGTACCTGAACTAGCACCAATATTGATAGATGAAGCGGTTCCTGCAAAGTAAATGGTAGTTGCTGTAGTGTCTGCAATGTAAGCCGTAGTGTCTGATACACTAATACGGCTAACGCCACTATCTGCGGCGCCCACTGTTAGTACACCAAATACATTTGCATCATGTTTGATGTTTGTCTGGCCACCTAAAATGCTACCAATATTAATGGTACTGGCTTCTCCACCAAAATTAATATTTTGTGCTACAGTATTCAATAGATCAAAACTGGTGCTTTCTGTTTCAACACTAGAACCAACGTTAGTACCGCCTAAGAAGTTAAATTTATCACCGTCAAAACTAATGGTACCGCCTGCTAAGTCGATAGTGCCACCGCTTAGATACAAATCACGGAAACGATTTGTTGGACTACCTAAGTCGTAAGCGATATTAGTATCTGGAATAATATGTCCACCTACTGTAGTTTGCCCTGTAACAGTTAATGCATCACCCACAGTAACCATACTTGTAACAGCACCAATATTAACTGTGGCAGCATTGCCTGCAAAATTAACAGTTGTAGCGCCGCTGTTAATTAAATTAAATGAGCTTTGATTGGTAGTAATATCGCCACCTTGTACTTCTAAATCTCCTACTACTTGTAGATCGTGTTTGACACTGGTAGTACCACTACTTGAACCAATATTAACTTGAGTGGCTGCGCCACCAAAATTAATAGTAGTTGCGGTGGTATCTAGCAGATTAAATGTAGATTGATTTGTAGTCAAATCTCCACCTTTGATCTGTAGATCTCCTTCTAGTGTGGTACTGCCGTCTACTGTTAAATTGTTGTTAACATTAGTTGTGCCTGTTGTAGAACCAATTTCTACTAAGGTTGCGGCACCGCCCATGTATAGGTTTTCAACAAAAGTATTTGTTAGATAAAAACTTGTGTCTGCACTATCAATACGTGCTACTGTTGAATCTGCTGAACCTAGTGTTAATACACCGGCAACATTCAAACTGTGATTAATATTTGTGGAACCATTTGTGTTTCCAATATTAACCTGTGTTGCGGCGCCACCTAAATTAATCGTATTAGCAGTGGTATTCAACAAATTAAATGTTAGAGCACTGGTGTTTAAATCGGCGCCGTCGATTCTTAAGTCGTCTTCGATAACAACATCCTGACGGAATGTAGTTGTACCAGTTCCTGAACCGATGGTAATTGTTGAGGCTGCTCCAGCAAAGTTAACAGTGGTTGCTGTTTCGTTAATTAAATTAAAGGTTGTTTGATCTGTGATTAAATCACCGCCTTTAACAGTTAAATCACCGTCAAGAATTGTTGCCGCACTCTTGATTGTTGTTGTGCCAGTTGCTTCACCAACGTTGATAATTGTGGCTGCGGCAAATGCACTAACTGTAGTTGCGTTGGCTGGTAACAGATTAAAGTTAACATTACTTGTGCCTAATGTGTCACTGTTAATAGTTAAATTTTGACCAACAGTTAAGTTATTGTTAACAGTAGTTGTACCTAGACTGCTACCAATGCTGATAGTTTGTGCGCTACCACCCATGTTTAATTCGGATGCGCCGCTGGTTACGAAATTAAACACACTTTGATTTGTAGTAATATCGCCACCGTTTACCGCAAGGTCGCCATCAACTTGAACAGTGCTGTTGCGTAGTTGAATTGTACCTGTATCAGCACCCATTACTATACTAGTTGCTGCCTGACCAATGTTTAATGTTGTAGCAGTGTCGTTGATCAAATTAAATGTTGTTTGATTTGTAACTAAATCACCACCCTGAATTTCCACATCGAATGCAAAAGTTCCTTGACCTTCAACTAATAAGTCATTGGCTGTGATATCTCCAGTTATACCATTTAAAATAACTGTGCTGTTGTCTCCAAAAAAACTGCCTTTGAAATTACCTACCACATCACCTGCTCGAATTTCTCCGTTTAATGTAGTAATACTGTTTACGTTACCAATATTAATAGTATTAGCAGAACCTGCAAAGTTTACTGTAGTTACTGTGTCGTTGATTAAATTAAATGATAGAGCATTAGTGGTTAGATTACCGGCTGCTCCAGTGAACACAGAGTTTACATCTAAATCTCCGTTGATCTGTGTATTATTTCTAATAGTTGTTGTGCCGTTTGGCTGACCTAAAGAATTTACAGCACCCATAGTTATTGCTGTTGCTTGTCCACCAAAATTAATAGTTGTTGCTGTGTTGTTTATTAATTCAAATGTTGTTGGCACAGTATTCACTGGTCCAACACCTTCCCAACTAATTGCTAGTACCTCACCGCCGCTGACTCCATCAACTACTGGTTCTACAGCATTTACAATAGTAACTGTAATGTCATTTGCTGGTCTTGTTCCACCAATAAAAGTACCATCGATTGTTACTATTTCTCCTATACGATAATAGTTTCCTGGAGCAATAATTCTAATATCTCTAACAATGCCAGTACCATACTCGATGTCGACGTCCAACGCCATAGAGGTACCGCTTAGTGTTGTACTTGGTGCACCAATACCGCCGCCTGGACCTTGTAGTAATCCGCTGAATGTTTGTACGTTTGGACGAGGATTAATTTTACCCACATCACCAACAATACCAACTCGTAGTGTGTTACCAATAATGTCTGCATCGTTGGCTAGATTAACTCGGCCACTAGGTCCACCAATTGTAACACTGTTAGAACTGTTGGCAATAGTGAACGTTTCCAACGTTGTTGGATACATATCCAACACGGTTTGTGTTGTAAGAATATCACCTTCTGTGGTTAGGTCGTTGGTTACTACCAGTTGGTCTGCTATTGTAATAGTACTAGTAGGAGCACCAATAGTTGCGGCAGTTTCACTAGGAAATAGTTCTGTTTCTGTTAATTTGTCTACGCCGTCAATCATGTATGCTTCTAGCGTTGCTAGATTCATACTTTCGCTAGATGTCCATGCTACATTAGCATCATCATATTGAAAAGTTTTGTTTGTTGTACCTTTAACAGTAATACCGCCACCGTTGGCTGTGATGTCTGTGGCGCCGCCACCATCGAATGTTATTGTACCTGCTGTGTTAGCAGTTGATGCTGTTACGGTAATCTGTGTTGCGCTGTCAACACTGGCAATAACGGCACTAGTACCAAATGCACCAGTACCTGCTGTCTTAGTTACAGTTTGTCCTGATATTAAACCTGTAGTTGTACTTAGACCTGTAACTGTAGTCGTAGTAGCACTGCTTGTAATATTACCTGTAATTCCAATGACTGCGGCTACGCTGGCTAATTCTAAATTCTTATCATCAACTTGAATAGTGCTTGAATTAATACTGGTAGTTGTACCGTTAACAGTTAAGTTGCCAGTAATAGTTGTGTTACCACTAACTGCTAGGTCGTTTCTTACAGTTGTAGTACCTGTACTGTCACCGATAAACAATGATGTGGCTGCTCCGGCAAAGTTAACTGTAGTAGCATTGGTATTAATTAAACTAAATGATGTTTGATTTGTGGTTAAATTGCCACCGTCAACATTTAAATCTAAGTCAACATCTAGATTGTTATTAATGCTAGTAGTACCAGTAGCACTACCGATATCAACTTGAGTGGCTGCACCACCAATATTAACTGTAGTTGCTGTTGTGTTTAGTAAATTAAATGTTGCTTGATTAGTTGTTAAATCGCCACCATTTACGGCAAGATCTCCAGTTAATGTAACATTACCTGTAAGACCGGTAGTGCCTGTCACAGAGAAGGTACCTGTAACATTGGTATTACTCTGTAATTCAATAGTACCGGTACCTGCTGTGTCGATCTCTATGTTTGTATTGCTGTTAGTTGTACGAATACGATTGTCTTTGATAGAAATTTGTCCGTTGTCAACTTGATCAACATGGATGGTGCGCCATTGTTTAGCACTTGCGCCTAGATCATATGTTTGATCTGTGTCAGGAATCAAGTTACTAGTAAAATCTGCTTGCACAGTAACAGTGTCAATAGGTGTATCACCAATAACGATGTTACCTGCTAGTGTAATATTTCCACCAACATCTAAATTACCTGTAACACTAACATCTGCATTTAAAATAATATCTGAAGAACCACTTGGATCAATAGTAATATTACCAGATGATGACGACAAACTATTGCCGGCTAATGTTAAATTACCAGTGCTAACTTGTGTTGGATCAACTACAGTAGTTTGTATACCGTTGGTAAAGTTAATACCTGACAATGAACTAACATCAAATGCTGGTGCTTGGAACGTTACGTTACCTGTTTCAAAATCTACGCTGAATAAATCACCAACACGCCATGTGCCTGTCTGATCAACTGAGTTAAAATATATACGACCACCGTTGAGTTCAATAACTTCATTGGCTTGTACTACAGCACTCTTGTTATTAGTTAAGTCTGCACCTGTACCGATGTAGGCAAAGTTGTGTGCCATTAACTGCAATCTTACGTCATCACCGTCGGCTTTAGCACCTTGGTTACCGTAAATATTAGCGGATGCAATAGAACGTAGTTCTGCGGCAAACTCTGAACGGTCGTATCTTGCTATGCTAGTAGCAGTTGTACCAGATGTTAGACCTAAAATGCTTCCGCCTGTACCTGGAGTAAAATCTTCGCCTTCTAGTAAATCAAATTTACCATCTACTAATATTGTGCTGCCATTAACAGTTTCAACTGGAATATTAAACACAGTTGATCCGTCAGTAGACGTGTACTGAATATTTTCACCTGCTTGGAAACCTGTACCACTTACGCCAGCAAATGTAATACGTGTTTTACCATCACCGCCTCGACCTGATGAAGTTACTAGACCTTCAATGGCTAAATCTGCAAAGTATGTAAAACAAGTTAGCCATTCAACACGGGCACCGTTTTTCATTATTAAACCGCGGCTGTTTGGTACAATAAATGTACACTCGTTAAACAACATTGCGGCTTCTAAACTAGCACGAGTAACTTTTGCACCGTCCACTTCAGCACCACGACCTGCATCGCCTGTTAAGAAACCGTATGGATCATTTGCTGTTGGGCTAGAACCACGGCATAGCACTGTAACACGTTCAATGTATGGTGAACGTGTGGTAATTACTGCACCGTTTTGGAAACGAAATGCGTAACCTGTGTCGCCTATTGAATCATAAAAGAAATCTGCAACTGTTAAATCAACAACACCGCTTTCACCTGACAACAAGAATGCATCTTTGTTGTTTGTACCTACTGTAGGAACAATCTTCGTTGCTCGAATACCAACACCAACAATACTAACACCTGCTGGTACTGTTAATGGAAATACTTCTGTAAATGTACCAGAACCAACTTTAATAGTATCACCGGCAACTGCTACTGTTAATGCTTTTTTAACTGTGGCAAATGCGCCTTGAATACTAGTACCTGGTTCTAAGTCGTCGCCGTCTTCTGTAACATAGTATGTTTTACCTTCAACACGGTCAAAGGATAAATCATTAATTTTGTTAATGTATAAATTATTCCAACGTTGTCCAGTACTACCTAAATCAAAACTTAAACTTGCATTTGGAATAATATCAGATGTAAAATCTGCTTGTACTGTGACTGTGTCAACAGGAGCATCACCAATAATAAGATTTCCGCCTAGTGTGATATCTCCTGTAACATCTAAGTTACCTTGAATATCCATGTCTGTTAATGCAACAACTTTACCAGTGCCGGCGGCATCTAATTCTAAATTTGCATTACTGTCAACAGTAGTTACAGTATTACCTTGGAATACTACATCGCCGCCGGCAAAACCGCCGTCAGCAAAAATAACTTGTGTGCCGTCGCCATTAGTAATAGTAAGGCTTGTAGCGTTTGCTTCTAGTTTTGCAGGACCTAGATAGATACTGTTACCACTGAAGTAACCGTCTTTAAATCTTAAACTTGGAGTACCTAAATCGTAGATACCATCAGCCGACGGAATAACATCTTGATCTACATAACTTAGATCATACCCTGCGGCATAAAGTTCCCAGTTAGAATTAATTGTAGATGGAAGAACAAGAGGAGGATTGTTAGTGTTATTATCAGTGACAGAAATCCATGTACTAGATAGATAATTTACTACTGCATTTTTTTGATAGGTTGTTCCAGAATTCCAACTGCCTTTCCAACTAAAGCCTTCAGACATCTTGGTCCATTTGCCGCTATCTCTATCTGCAGGAAATCCTGCAGAAGTGTGTGGAGTTTCGCAGACCCAGCCTTGGCCGTTGTACTCGACGATATCATCTTTAACGTATGCTGTAGTAGTTGTCCAACTACCTTTCCATACAAACTTTAATCTACCTAATTTAAAATCTGCCATTTTGTTTTCCTCTTAAACTTCTGCAGGGTAATCTCTATTACCATTGTATCTTACTACCAAATAACCGTCATCGTCGACCCAATATAATAAGTCATCGTGACTAAATCTAATCTGTGTAATACCTAATGTCTCGCTGATCACTGTGTGATCTGGATTAATATTATCAAATAATTGATCTACATCGAACCCTGAAAATTCTAGTTGTTCTTCGTCAACACGATCCTCTGTGTCGTTTATTGTTAATGTGTAGTCATCAAATTCTAAGTCTATTTTTGTAAAAGTTAGATATCCTAAATTATCTTTAGTTAACTTATACATGTATTTTTTTGCGCCTCGGGGAAGCGGACCATATCCAATATATCGCGCCATATTATACAATCTCCAAGACGCTTACAATAACGTCTGCTCCGTTTGCCACTGAAGTTTTTACAGACAATGTATTGTTTTCTATCATAACTAATTTTTGATCTCCGCCCATTGCGGCTAAACTTGAACCTCTAGGAATAACCACATTTTTAACTAGATATGTTTCTACTGCTGTTGCGCCTTCTAAAATAATGTCAGCGTAAATAGTCTGATCAACTTTATTCGCTATATTAATACCAATAATGGTACTAACAGTTGTTGCATTAGTAGCATAAACTGTTACAGGAGTTGTTCCTATATCTACTGTTTGTTGATTATTAAATCTATTTGCCATTTTTTATCCTAGTGCTATAGCAAAAGCAATAGCATCGTCATCGTGCACCATGCGATTCCATTCTTCGCCGTTGTAATTTTCAACACGCTGATCGTCTGTGTTAAACCGTATCATTCCTATTGCAGGTGGTGTTGGGCGTTCTGCAGTATTTCCTACTGGCAGTATGACTCCACCGGTTCCTATAAACACATATCTACCTGTACCGGCTGTGTCAAATTCTAAATCAGCATTACTTTCAGTAGTGCTAATTTTGTTACCATCTATGGCTATTTGACTTAGTCCTAGATTACCAGTGATTTCAATATTTGTTGCATATAAATTACGCCATGCTTGATCTGGAGTTCCTAAATCATATGTGTCTGTTGTATTTGGAATTAAATTGCTAGTGAAATCTGCTACAACAGTAATGCTGTCAAATGTTGTGTCACCTAATGTTAAATTACCACCTATATTTACATCGCCATTAACACTTACACTACCGTTTACTTGTAAGTCATTTCTAACAGTTGTTGTACCACTGAGAGGAGCACCAATATTAATAGTAGATGCGGCTCCAAATGCATTTATAGTAGATGCATCGGCATTGAATAAGTTAAATGTGCTTGTGTTAGTGGTAAGATCGCCACCTTTAATCTGCAAGTCTTTGTTAATTACAACATCGCTTCTAAATGTTGTTGTACCTGTGCTAGAAGCAAAAACTAAAAGTTCAGCCGCACCAAATGCCTGCACAGTAGTTGCTGTTCCGTTAATTAAGTTAAATGATGTTTGATTTGTAGTTAAATCTCCACCATTTACTGCAACATCTCCGCTAACTTCTAAGTCAGCATCGATTAATGTATTTGTTAAAATTTTAACTTTATTAGTTAAAGTTGAACCTGCTAATTCTAAATCAAACCCGTTTTGTGATTGAATTTTGTTGCCGTCTAATCTGATATTGTCTATATCAGCATAGGCATTTTCATATTTTCCGTTAGTTTTAACTAACAGAGCATTAGTACGAGTAGTTCCTACTACATCTAATTCGTATGCTGGGTTTGATGTGTGAATGCCGATTCGGCCAGTCCAGGTAGACAGCGGGTATGTGACAGGATCATTTGCTGTTAGAGCAACATCGGCTGCATGAGTGTTAACATCAAAATAAAGTAGGTTGCTCTCAACACGAAGATTTACTGTATCTCTCAGTAAATTTTCTTTGAGTAGCGGACCCGAAATACGACCAATTTCAGCCATACGCTCTCCTAAACACCGACTTTCACGGATGCTACCCTGTTACATAGGGGGTATAAACCTGTTTAATAGCCTAGCGAACCAAGGGTCAGCAATAGACAAATGTATTTATCGGATTGGTAAAATATGGTGGGGTTAGCGGTCGATTCCGTGCAGTACGTGAACAGGTTTTCCAAATGGAACAGCACTGTCAAATGCAATGTATCTGCCTGCAGGTTTGCTTGGAGGATTGTCAACTAGACTATAGTTTACACCTGCCAATTGCGGAACGTTTTCAATAAACACTAAAACATTTTGTGGACTGGCTAGATCAGGAACATACGGTGTGCCGTCATAGTTTGTAGAACCAGAAACTAATGGACCAAATAATGTTTCGCTGGCATCACCATTGCCAAGATCTTGTAGCACCATTGCGTGTGGTTCTTTAAATGCTACTCGACGCCATGCTCCGTTTTGACGAACTTCTAACTCATTTTTAGTAGTGTTATAACGAACCATACCGTCTTCAATTTGTGTAGCATCTGGTTGCTGTGCGTCTGTACCTTTAGGAACACGTAAACTGTTAGAGTTTTCCATAACAACGCGAGCACTTTGTACTATCGTGCCGTCTACAACAACAGCAACATCTCTGTCTTTGAGATTGTGTTTGTTAAGTTGACTTTGTTTAAGAAATTTCATTAACTTACTCTCACGGTACTAACTGTTGCTGTAACACTTAAAGTTGGTGTTGCCGATGCTTGTACTGTATCTGCAGAACCTAATATAATTTTTTCTGTGTCCATAGTCACTGTTTCGCCTGCCGGAATAGTTAAATCTTTTACTATTTGGCCTTGAGAAAATGTACCGCCATTTGGAACAACATATAAGTTTAATGTTGCTGTAGAACCTGATGTATTACAAAAAATCATACAAGTTACTGCGTGTTCTTGTGTGTCGGTCACCGGTGTACCAGGACAAGTATAAATTACTGTTGGTATGTTTTGTAGTGCTGTATTTTGTATAGCCATTTCTTGTCCTTAAAATATCATGCTGTAAGCAATGGCTTTGCGCCTGCTTACTAATTCATCTCTGTAGTCATCTCTATTTACAAAGTATAATCCGCTACCACCATATTCTGGATCTTTAACATATACTTTAGTACCGTCTGAATTAAATGCAGGGTCGCTAGATGCTACAGTTATTCTTAAATTATCGTCTACAACAACAGAACCTGTACCACTAGCACCTAATACAAGGTCTTGGTTGCTAGAGTTAATATCAATTCTATTGCCTGCTATTCTTATTTGATCTGCATCAAGATTTCCAGTAATTATTATACCAGAAGTTGTGAGTTCTGTTCTTGTGATTCCATCTACTTCTAACACAATTTTGCTTTCGGGGTCGCCAGCATCTGTATCAAACGCACGAGCGCCTGTGTCTAACGGTGTTGTACCGTCAAATGCACTAAATCTATCTACTAACGCTACGCCACCAAATGCCAGTACATAGTTATAAACCCATTGTAGGTTTGGAATATCGTCTGGATCTGTGGCTCTCGATTCGTAGTTAGGAACACTAGATACAGATATTACACCCGAACCAGTTAGCCCTGTGTTAATCTCTAAGTCTGAATTATCAGTTTTAATTGAGTTAATCTTTAACGGTATTAAAGTATTATTAGTATACTTTAACACAAATTCATCCGCGCTTTCATCATATAATATCTGCGCATCAGGGGTAACAGGACTGGCGCTATTTTCACTGCGCTGTATTTGAATACCAGCACTGCCTTCGGTAATGCCAGATCCTGTTTCACCTTTGTTTAATAAAATTATGTTGTCTTCAATCGCTAAGTTAGTAGTATCTACTGTGGTAGTGTTACCTAACACACGTAGGTCACCTGTGATAATCACACCACCGATCCATCCTGCTGGGGCAATCGGTGTGTTAGCACCAGTATCTAGTACTATAGTACCGCCGGTTTCAACAGTGATCTTATAATCTGTATCACTAACTCTAACAACTTTTGACATTGTATAATCCTATTAGATTGCTGTCAAACGAATAACGTCTGCGCTAGAATCGTTTTCTAAGTACCACTTGTAACGGTTACCGCTAAAATCAACAGCAAGACGCTTGGTTAGTTTTCTAATAGCAACTGTACCTGGAACCTGATCGTTAGTTGCGCCTAAAATACGCATTTGACCTACAGCATTTGGCTGTGCAGATTGTAGAACACAAGTAAACTTGCTAGTACTACTTTCTAAGTTCGAATTTAAGTTACCAATTTGTGTTACTACGTATGTTTTAGCACCACGTTGACGAACAATAACACCGTCTGTTCTTAGTGCTGTACCGTCGTGAAATTCGCAACGGATACCTGCGTTTAGGTTTGCATAACTGGCGCGAACATCTACGCCGTTAACATCTTTTCTTAATGGACGTCCCATTTGTTTTCTCCTTATGTTGACGTTCTAGGTCTACGCAGAGGGATTCTGCATAAGTTCGCATTGTGCGAATATAATTTAGACATTGTATTTATGTCTTACTTAGAGTTGCAAGAATCTCACGTTTTGAAAAAGTTTTAATAATATCCGATGCTTGTCTATATTCTTCCTGTGCGGCTTCTAGATAACTGCGAGCATGCGTTTGTCTATACATCACTAATTTTTTACCTGCTTCCGAAATACGAAATTCTACAGTTTTTTCTAAACGCAGTATATCGTTAATAAACATGCTGTGATTTTTTTTCCAATTAGCAATAATAGTACGCTGTATCTTGTACCAATCTTCGGGAGAATTTATAGTAAAATCTTGCATCCAATATTTAAGTCAAACAAAAAGGCTCCGAAGAGCCTTTTTGAACTTGCCGTTGTACAGCGGAGGATTAACTAAATGTTACGCCTGCCAATGTTACTGTACCTAGGTAATCAGCGGCATTACCTAGAGATGATGCTGTGTTATTCAACTCAACATAACCATAACGTGTCATAAATGATACGACTGGTTCAAATGTTGCTGGGTCTAGAACAACACCAGAGCTCATTAGAGGAATGTATGGGCAATAGAACGCTGCCGCATCACTCTCATTAGCACCTTTGTAGCCAACCAATACGTTAGCAGAATCTGTATCGTATGTGTTGACATATACCTTCATTGCACCGTTCAATGTACCAGCAAACTTAGTGTTTGTTGGTGCTTCGAATGTACCTTCTGTAGTACGTGCAAATGCTGAAGTTGTTGCGCTTTGTAGGATTGTTAACGCAAATGGGCTAACAACTGCAAAGTTACCAGCACCACGACGTGTACGCTGAGCGATCACGTTAGCAACGCGGTTGATCATAACTGCCAAGGCAGCATGCTCATCACCAACGAATGTTGCTGTACCAGAAACTGCTGTCTGGTCGTAGGCTTGTGTGTTACCGTTGCCTGATGCTAATGCACGTAGGCTACCAATAACTTCTTGGTCGATTTCAGCAGTGATTTCTTGTGCTAGAGCAGCCATAATTTCTGCTTCGATGTCAATGCCTTGTTGGGCTTGTGCATCTTGTGCAGCCTCGAAAGTCCAGCGAGCTGACAATTTACGTGTCTTGGCTTCAACTGTCTGTTTCAAGATTTGAATGCTCATACGCTTACCAGCAACACCTTCTAGAGATGCTGTAGAAGCAGCCTTAGCAGGTGAACTGTCGTTACCTGAATAGGCTTCAGCAATCTTGAATGGGCTTAGAGCCTCTTCACCTGCTGTCACACCAGTACCGCTATCTGCATAGCGAACACGTAGAGTGTGGATCTGGCCAACTGGGCCAGTCATAGGTTGTACACCAACTAATTCATTTGCAATGACTGTTGGCATTACGCGACGAATCACTGGAAGGATCACGCGATTTAGTGTTGCAACGTTACCGGCAGAAGTGGCACCTGCTGTTGCACTTTCTGACAAATACTTACGAGTGTTCTCTAAAGTAACTGCCATTGTGCTACGCTTGGTACCTTGAAGGCCTTCTAATAGTGCCTCTTTAGTTTCTTGCCAGCGGCTTTCTAGTAGTTCTGACATTTAAGTTTCTCCTTATTTCAATCCAGCAAGGCGACGAATATCAATTACTTCCGCCTGGCTATTAGCACTACTAATGCTATGGTTTTCTTTATTGCCTGTGATTTCTTTAGCCTCTACAAGAGCCTTCTTCTTCTCCGGTGTGCTACCAGATAATACTGCTGGTAGGTACTTGTCAAAACTAGTACGTAGTTTTACAGTCTGCACACTTTCCAATAATTCAGACATAATTTCTTTATGATCCTTGCTCAAAGGACCTAGCAGTTCATTCATAACTTCCTTACGCTCTGCAACAGCCTTGGCGCGAGCAACTTCTTGCTCTTTGCTTTCAACTAATGCTTGCTTTTCAGAAATAGCGTCACGTGCTTCTGCTAATGCCTGATCTTTTTCTGCTATTACCTTTAGCAGTTTACTAGTTTCACTCTTCTCATTGAGTAGACTGTTCTGGTATTCTGCGGTAAACGCTTCAAATATTTTACGACCAAAGTCGTTTCGACGAGCACTGTCAATGTCTTCTTTAAGTTGTTTGATCTCTTGTGTGAGACCACGTGTAACAACATCTTCAACAAGACCTGCTGTCTGTTTAACAAACTTGCCCTTGAGCAGAGCAAACTGTTCTTTTGCTTCCTTAACAAGACGTACTTTGGTCTCTGCCAAATCTTTCTTGTCTTCATAGAAGTCTGCAATTTCTTTAGCCAATGCTTCAACAACGAATTCTTCTAACTTAGCAAAATTCTCTGCCATGACTTTTTGGTCACTGTGAAGTTCTGTAACTTCCTTAGCCAAACTCTTCAACACAAACTCATTTAGTTTATCTGAATGCTCACGAATTGCAACAGCATACTTGGCTTTAGCCTCTGCTAGTTGCTTGCGATCTTCTGTAAATTCTTGAATTTCTGCTGATAAGCGATCTGAAACCATTTGGTCAATGGCTTCGATCATTACTGATTTATCATGTTCGTATTTCTGTGCGAATTCTTCGCGCAGTTGCTGAGTTACGATCTCACGGTTTTCTTGGATTCTTGAATTCCAAGCCGCTTCGATGTCTGCTTTGATCTCCTCAGAAATCACATTGTTTTCGAATAATGATTTTAGTGCATCCAACATGTGATTCTCCCTCGGTTAATGGAGCCCGCCTATTATCTTTAATAGGCTTTCTTTAATATAGTGCTGTGCCTTTTTATCGCCTTGTACTTCCTGTGCTGTTAAAAATGCCTTGTAACCTCCCCTGGTATTCATAAGATGCTCATAAATGGGCGTTGGATATGCACCTGGGGCACTTGGTTGTGCTACCACGTCTACCGTGATAATTTCAAAATCGCTCACTTCGCCGGACCCGTCTTCTTTGACGTTGCCTGCTCCGCGACTGGACACACCTAATTTAACACCACTTTCTAACATGGTTTTTACTAGTTGTCCCATTGGTGTAGGTAATATTTTTAGTTTACCGTAACCATTTGGACCGTCCATCCACATTTCAGTTATCATGTGACTAACACGGTCCAAGTTGATTTTTAAGTCGTCTGGATGATCTACTTCACCGAGAACGCTGTATCCCCCACTGATTTGATCATTGAGGGTCTTGACAGCCCTGCCGATTTCGCTCACAGGATACACTCGCTGATTTTGGTTGCGGATACCGCCCTGGATGCAAATACCTTTCATAAAAAGGTTTTTTCCATCTGTACCATCACTTTCGACCACCATACGGGCTTGGTCGAAAGTTAGGTTTTCACGGAGATATAGACTCATCTATTCTTCCTCGATTACTTGCCTACTACGCTCTTAGTGTTGGCAGCCTGCTCGCCAGCACCTTTCTTTTCAGCGCCATGACCTTTTGTTGGGTGCATTTTGGTCGCTGTTTTTGAACCAGACACGTTAACGTTACCTGAATTCAAATCTTTTGCAGTTGGGTTTGCTAGGCCGCCTTGTGTGCCGCCTTTGTTGCTTTCGCCGCCTTTAGCGATGTTAGCAGTTGTGCCACCCATGTCATTCTTACCTGCTACGATGCTCTTTGTGTTAGCACCATTGTCACCCATTTTAGCAGTAACTTTTTCTACGTATTCACGGACAACACCTTCGTCCATGTCTTCATCTTCTTCGTCAGATGCTTCAAATGCGAAATCTTCTTTCTTTTCTTCTTCGCCTTCTTCACCTTCTTCTTCGCCACCAAAGTCCATTTCGCCTTCTTCTTCACCTGCTTCTTCACCGCCTTCTTCACCGGCTAGCATGGCTTCAAATTCTGCTTTTAGTTCGTCCAGGGCATCTTTAATGTCCATAACGTCGTCTTTAGTTGCTGGCTCATCGCCACCCATTTCGTCGTCCATGTCCATTTCGCCACCCATTTCGTCGCCTTCTTCGTCGCCTGTAACAGCGTCGATCATTGCGTCTGCTGGGTCACCGCCAACTGCTTCTTGGCCTAGGTCCATGTCGAAGTTTTCTTCAACTTCTTCATCATCTTCATCAGATGCTTCATCTACTTGAACGTCGTCGTCAAGTAGGTTTTCGTAAATTTCGCGAGATTTTGCTACCACTAAATCGTGGAAAATTTCCTCGGCTTTTGCTTTGTCGTTGTTGATTAGATGTTCAAGCATCTGCTCGAACTTTGCGCGATCAGTCATGATATTCCTCCTATGATAGTTACAAGGCTGTCGATGTATTTAATATTCACAGTTAAAAACCGGTCGATATCGGTGTAAAATTGTCAATTTTGATAATCTATTCTTTCTCTGAACTCAGAATAATTTATATTTTTAAAATTATTTTTATTCCATCCTGGATCGTATGCGTCAGAGTCACATACTCTATAGTACTTAATCTGATTATAATCTTTTAAAACTTGCTCTGTTTGTCGTAACCAATTACCGTAAAATGTAGCAGGAGCATTAGTTTGTTTGTAATTAGGTGTGCCAGCATATACATTATTCACATATTTTCCACCCTGTAAACCTACATAATCAAAGCCTAAAATATAGATTTCATCATAGCCATGAGTACTGGCTAACCACAATGCTGTTGGTCCAGAACTCCATCCTTTACTAGGTTGTAATATGTTAAATCCTTGAAAATCTTTGTATCTTTGATTGAAATTAGTATATGTAGGTACTTGGTTTTGCACATTGTTTTCATTTAATTCCACTACCATTTTTGGGTCTACAGCCACAAGATAATCGGGAATAAAATCACGGTATATGGCATTACAACCATATATTTTTCCATATTTTTTTAAAGATTCACAGTTAAAATGCTGACGACTAATGCCGTTACCTAACACAAACGCACGATTCATAGTGCTCCTTAGGCTGCGGCTTCAGTAGGTGTAGCGTACATACGTGCGATAAACTCCATCTCGGCTTGTGTTTCTTTGATGTGTTGATCGCTGGCACGACGCAATTCGTTGATTTGTCCTAGTGTTAAGCGTGTTTTACGTGTGTCTGAGTCATCCATGACATCAGTATCACGGTAATTCATATAGCGATTATCCTGCTCCATGTCGGCAGTTTCTCTATTAAAGTAAAATAATTCACGCAGTATCATACTAGTATTTACCTTATGTAGGTGTGTTGGGTTCAGTTCCGCCTTCTGCAGGTGCTTCTGCTCCGGCGAGATCGTCAGGTGCTTCTTCTGTACCGGCGGCTGTCTCTAAATCTTGTTCCATGCCTGTAGGACTTACACCAGCAGTTCTTAACTCGCCGGCAGAATCGGTAGTTGGAGTGCCTTCGCCGTTTTCTTCTTTCCACATTTTTTCGTTTTCTGCTAGATCTTCTTCAGTCATGCCCAAGAATCTCTTTAGTGCAAATCGCTTGCTAACAAACGGCAATGCTACCATTTGCGCAAATGTTGAAATACGTTGATTATCTAATTCTGCTTGACGGTATGCGGCAAAGTTTTGTGGACTTTGAAATTTTAAATCAAACAGACTAAAGTCAATATTCACACCTTTTTTGTAGAGATAAAGTTTAAATTCTTCATCAAATGTACTGACCATAGCCTGCTGTAGTCGTTCGCAGTATTTGTTAAAACGTAGCTCTTGAATATATGCTGTGCCAACTCTTCCGTCGTTATACTGTGATTGGCTGTCATCTGCGCCTGTTGGCAGATATGAACTTGGAATACGCAAGGCACGCATTAACTTGTTAGTAAAGTATTTTAAATCGTCAATTTCGCCTAGATTTGTACCGCCTGGTAGTGTGTCAACTTTTGAACCGCGGCCTTCTGCTGTCTGCGGGAAGAAATAGTCTTCATTGATAGACAGAGGATTATACGCAGAGTCTATGACTGAACCGCCACCTGTTGATGATGGAATCCTGCGCTGATGTATTTCGTTTTTGACACGTTCTACAAAACTCATAGCCAAGTGGCTTGGCATGTTACCAACGTCAATGTAGAAAATTCTACGCTCTGGAGCACGTTGGATACGATAGATAATAATAGCATCTTCTAGCAATTCTTTTTGCTTGTAGACTTTGAATACTGATTCTAATAATGAATTACCAAAAGGATAGTTATTGTCTAAACCTTCACTAAGACTTAAATGTACAACATGTTGTGCTTCAATGGCTTGTTCTTGTTGTTCTGTACTAAAGCGTGTGCCTGTTTGTTGTGGATATGCTCCGGTCATGCCGCGAGCACCACTACCACCTCGCACATAGGCTGCACCACCAGGATGCATGTTTTGCGAATTTGGATTAATCTGGGTTACTACTAGATCTTGAAAGTTTACGTTTAAGTCACGGACAACATATTGTTCAGGTTTTTTGCCTTCGCTTTCGTTAACAATGATTTTAACAACTTTACCTGGATCAACATAAAACCATTTTTGTGTTTCAGGATCGCGAATAAAAAACCCGTCACCGTATTTGAATAAGTTACGAGCAATACGGAACATACGCTCGTCTAATTTCTGCATCTTACTCCACTGTTGTAGATACTGTTTTAAGATGCTGATTTCCGAATTCGTTGGGCGGCCTTTAAACTTTAATGTAAAAGGTGTGTCATTTTCTTTGTTGCGTTGTGTACAAAATTCTGCTAGAATGTCCAAGGCAGCATTAACTTCACTGTCGTTGTCCATAGTATCGTACTGCATATAACGCTCGATACGATTTGGACTGCCGGTGTAAACATCTGGTAGATACGAACTATAGTTGGTTTTAGCAGGACCTGCTCGGCCACCCGAACCTGAAATTGGACTGACTATTCCAGATCTTGGCGCTGTTTCCACCGGTGCAAAATATTTTTTCCAACTCATCGTTTATCCTCTTGTCTGTTAACCTGGTCTTAGGTTTCCAGAATTTCGTTTGGCATATGTAGCAGTTTTTTCCACGGACGGTGCTACACGTTCTTGTATAGCAACTAAGTTTGCCATGTTATTATTTAAGCGATCAACCTTGCCGTTAAGGTCGGTCATGAGCGTTTCTACAGTTTTTTCTTTGGCTACTTTTTCTCCGCCAAGTTTGGCTGTGATAGTTGTACCAATTTCTTTAATTGCTCCTGACACTGCTTCAGTTATACTAGGGGAAGAGATGGATTTCATTTCTTCTCGCACTGAAGCCAATGTGCTACTAAGTCTACGTATCTTGGCTGTGCCAATATCTAAATTAGTTAACTGAGTATCAGTGAATGAAAGATTGTTTAAAGGCATATCTGTGATAGCCAATTTAAATGCACTGAATCCTTCTGCGGCTTTGCCTAAATCATTACCAACAACTGCAAACTCTCTAAGTTTTTCTATAGGAGATTTGGCTCCAAATAATCCTGCAATACCATCAACTAAACTGCCAAAGGCATTGGTAATTCCGCCCACTGCGCTAGTAGTTCCAAATGCCAATAAGCCTCCGCCCACAGCGGCCATGCCAACACCTACAGATTTTAATTTTTCTCCGTCTAGTGTTTCTAAAGATTTCATTCCTTCCGCTAGTGTAGGCAATGCCTTGCCCATTAACCAACTTGCGGCAGCGATGCCTGCACCTATAATAGCAATAGATCCTGAAAAAATTGTGGCTCCTACTAATATCTTAGGATTACTAAATGCTTCAAACCCTTTGGCTAAGCCAGTCATTATTCCGCCGGCTAATCCACCTAAACCCTGACCAAGTCCTGTACCCAGTGAGGCTGCTCCACGACCCACACCACGACCTGCTGTGGCTGCTCCTGCACCTGCACCGCCACCAAGTGCGCCTGTAAGTTTAGACACTAGTACGGCTTTAATTGCGGCAACGCCTATTGCGGCAGCAAATGCTAACCCCATAGCAGTTAACACTGTTGGATGTGTAAACAATTTTAATATTGCTTCGCCCATAATAGGAACCAGTGTGTCAACAATATCCGATCCTAACTTTTTAAACATAGGACCAACTCCACCGTTATCAGAAGATAAGATTTCAAATAGTCCTTTAAAATAATTTCCAACTCTTTCCATGAATTCTTTGAGTTTTTTGCCTGCACCCTTTTCAGAATCCATTAACCCTGCAAAACCTCCAACAGAATCTAAGAAAGTTTTAAGTGCTGGTTCAAGATAACTCATGAATATGTTTCTAAGATTTAAGAAAGTTCTATCCACACCAGCGGCTGCTTTTTCTGCATTTTCAACTGCTTCAAGTTGCGCCCTTTCTGCATCAGTTAAAGACTCAGCCATGACTTTCATACCAGCCATTTCTGTAGCGGCCTGATTAGTTTCTTTACCTAACACACCTAACAATGCTGTTTGTCTAAAGAATGCATTACCCATACCAGAGGCTGCACGTTGTCCGCTGTTGAATGCGGCTGCTGTACCTTCAAATGTTCCTCTATTTTGACTAAAGGCCGCGGCCTGTCTTGCAATTTCAGGATACAGTCTTGCATAACTTCTGCTGACATTGTCTAGACCTCTACCACCGCTGGCTACCAATTTAGCAAATACTTCAGTGTTACCTCCAGCGGCCTTTAATGCTGTCAGCGTTCTTTGATATTCTTTACGCTGTTGTTCGTTCATGCCTAACATAACATTCTTAACGTTTTTGTCTGCTAGTTGTTGCTTCTGCAACTCCATAACTTCTTTACGTTGTAAGCCTGTGGCTCTGGCCAGTTGATCTAACTCCATGAGATAGTCTTCGGAGCCCATTCTCAGTTCCATGTCAGACATCTTTTGAGCTCGGCCCAACTGTGTCTGCAACTCAATGTAGTTAACCAGTCCGCTGGCTGTTTCTTCCATGGTAAAACCAAGACGTTCTAATCTTGGCTGTACTTCTTTCTGTATGCTACCACTAAGTGCGGCAAAACGTTTAATACCTGCGGCAGCATTGCCTTCAAGGCCTGCCAATACTGTGGCATTGCCCATTACTATATTTTTAAAATCGTCGAGACTTAGACCTGCGTCCACAGCGGCAAATCTCACAGCATTGATGTCGTTGCCAAGATCTGCACCCACCGAACTCAATGTTCTAAAATTATCTATGCTGTCCTGTGCGGCTTGACCAAATGCACCAATAATAGGACCTAATATTGGTATTCCACTAAGTGCATTAGTAAGGTCTGTGAGCTTAGGAGTAGCAGTGGCAAATATGGCTGTAAAACCTCGGCCCAACACACGGCTTACACCGTCTAAATCTTCAATGAATCGCTTGCGTTTTTCCTGCTCTTTGTCCAGCAGTTTGTTGATGTTATCTCGCTCTTTTTCTTCTTCTTTAAGTTTTTTAAGAGCGGCTACATGCCCGTCATTGCTTTTCTTTAGAGCATCTTCGTACATCTTTTGCAGACGTCCGGCATTACCCTTGTTTGGGTTAGATGCGTTGACTGCTTGTACTAGTAACTGGAGAGTCGTTTCCGTGGCAGCGTTTTTTAAAACAACTTCTTCACTGCCTATAAAACCTTCTACTTCACCGGGCATATTTTTTCACCTAAAAACTGCGCATATAAATAACTGGCAGTATAGTTATTTATCGGAGTCAAAAATACATGGAAAATCGTCAACAAAACCCGCTACAGAAATACTTTAGGCAGCCTAAAATTTATGTTCGTTTGCCTAGTTCAGGTAACTTCTATCCGCCGGGCAGTTTAGAAAAATCCGAAACTGGCGAATACCCTGTGTATTCAATGACAGCCAAAGATGAAATTATCATCAAAACACCAGATGCGTTGTTAAACGGTCAGGCCACTGTAGACGTAATTCAAAGTTGTGTGCCCAACATCAAAGATGCTTGGAAGATTCCTAGTATAGATTTAGATGCACTGCTTGTGGCCATAAGAATTGCCACATACGGAGAATCTTTAGATGTAACCACATTACTGCCTAATACACAAGAAACACGTACTTACGAAACTGACCTACGTACTGTGTTAGACCGTTTGTTAAACGCTACATTTGACCCTGAAGTAAAAATTAATAATGATTTAACAGTGCTTTTACGTCCGTTGACCTATCACGAGTTTACAAAGAATAATATTCGTACAGTGGAAGAACAAAGAATTATCCGCATTGTCAACGACGAAAAGATGGAAGAAGACGAAAAATTAACTAGATTTGCAGAAAGTTTCCGTAAACTTACAGAAGTTACTATTGGAATGATCAGTCAAGGCATTGAAAAAATTGTTACACCTGACGGAGATGTCAGCGATCCATTGTTTATTCAAGAGTTTGTTAATAACTCCGATAAAAACACACTGACTGCTATTATCGAACATTTAGATAGTCAACGTAAAAAATTTGCCATTGAACCATTTAAGGTCCAAACTACGGAAGAAGAACAAGCACTAGGCGCACCTACAGAATTTGAAGTTCCTATCACTTTGGATAGCTCAAATTTTTTCGTATAAGGCTCCTTAGCCTCAAACTCGAAGAGGCATTGAATATGGTTAAGGAGCTCGACGGAGAAGTTCTGCAATTAAAATCAGAACTCTTTAAAATATGTTGGTATATGCGTGGTGGAATAACTGCTGACGAAGTGTTTGCACTAACCTACGAAGACCGTACATTGATTGCAGATATTGTCAAAGACAATCTTGAAACTACTAAAAAGACCGGAATGGCTTTCTTTTAAACAGACACTGCTGTCTTTGGTTTAAGCAGTGCAGCCTTGGGTTTAGTTGAAGGTGCAGACTGTGCTTGAGTAGCAGGTGCTACCACAGGTGTTTGCGTAGTTTGTTGAGTTGATTGTAATGCAGTTTGAGCGGCCTTAACAATCCTATTAAGATCTCTTTTACTCATTTGTGGAATTACCTGTAATAATGCAGGCACACTAAATGGCTGTGAATTAGTTTGTCCAGCAGTTGGACTAACATTTGGTTGTACGCCAGCAGGCATAGTTGCAGTACCAGTAGTTCCCGCAGTTTTAGATGCTGTGCTTTTTGTCAATTTACCTAATTTTTCTTTACCAGCAAAATAGTCTTGAGAAATCTTCGCAAATGTTTGATTTAGTATATTAGGATCGACAAGTCCTTTTTGTCCTTTAATACCATCCACAGGCAGTCCTGATTTTTTCATAAACTGAGCAACATCTGCATAGGTAGCAGTTTTTTCGTCTTTGCCAGTTTGTCCTAGCCATTGACGATATGCAGTGTAATACTGATTAGCACGATCGCCCATTTGAGCTTTGCCACGAATACCTGCGGCAGTATTTTTAGCACCTAACGCACTCAATGCGGCAGCACCAACTTTACGACCTATTTGGCTCAGTGCTCCTACAGGCGCTTCATTGATTTTAGATTCTGCTAGTATGTCTATAGCCTTCATTCAGAGTAATCCTTTGTGATATGTTATTTATTGCAGTTTAGATGAACTGCGTTCATCTGTTCTTCGCTTTCGCTCGAACTATTTTATTTCTTTTTCTATAATTAACTGCGAAGCAGTTTAGCATCATCTAGATATTATGGTCACAATTCGCCCGTTTCCGGGCGAAAAGCAGTTATCATCTGAGTACAACAGCCACTCTTGATAAAGGAGATTTGTATTTCTACAGCGGAGGCGGCAACCCTGAAACCCCCTACTCCAGATTCGCGAATAGTCGCGGAAGGCAGGTGATCCCTATCAAGCGAAATTCCTTACCCTTGGGTTGTATCTTTTTCACAGAGCCCAATCTTTTGAAGCCTTACGTTAACTTCTTCCGTGCAACACACCAGAATCTAACGGCTACGGGCCTTACCCCGGCTGTCTCAAGGTGAGTCGAGCTACCCCGACCAAACTAAGTTGCTATGATTTCTGCCTATGTTCTGCTAATGCTTTACGAAGTTTATCTGAGCCACCTACACGAACATTAATAATACCGTTGTAATATTCATCTGACTCTAACACACGTCGGTCAAATTGTTCGCGAGCCTCAATATAACTCATTTCAGCCTTAGAAGTGCAGTAATACAATATTTCTCTTGTAAAATTTTCCGGGCCTAGTTGTGCCACATCTGCTTGTAATCTATCGCTGGAACCCCAATAGTCGCGCCAATCGCTTTCTACTGTGCTTCTGCGTTTATTTTTTTTGCCTTTGAGTGGTGGTTTAGTACGTTTAAACTGTGCTAGTTTCTTGCCTATGTACTTCTGCCCGGTCTTGAGATTGGTGATGAGATAAATGAAGCCAATAACGCCTTCGGGTATTTCTTCAACAGGTTGATTTTGATAAGTCCAAGACACAGATTATGTATCTAAGTCTCCATTGTCTATCTGTTGTTTTTGAATTTGCCTTTGAATTTTTCTTGCTCTACGCTCGCTAGGAGCAGTAGGAGCAATGCCCTTTCTTGGATGCCCGTGCAGGGCTACTTTTTTATCAAATATTTCTTTGCGCCTTACTTTTATTAGCCTTTGTATTTCTAACAGTGCTGATCTAGCTCGAGTAGCACTTTTATTAAATCCTTCTAGTTCAAATTTTTCATTATGTCTAGCATATTCCATGAATGCTTGAACTAATTTAAGGTGTGTATCGTCGTTAAATTCTTTACTCATAAACTTCGATATCTGTACTGTAACTTGTAAATCCGTTTTCTTTAATTACTTTAAGAACATTGTTTACACGACCAACTAGTTCATCTCTATGACTAATTAGGTAAATGTTTTTGTGTCTTTCACGACCCATCTTTTTAAGTATTCCTAAACTACCTTCAACACCGGCAGCGTCCATACCGCTGTCGATTAGTTCGTCGATGAATAACAGATTAATGTTTTGATATAGACTTTCCCATACATCACGGAATGCCCAAGATAACCCTAAAATAAGTCTGTTACGCTCACCTCGACTTAAATTATCAAAATCTAGGTCCTGTCCTAGTTGTGTGATTTCCACACTGAGATCGTTCTGAAATACCACACTGTGAGGTAATCCAACTTTATCTAGATAATAAGTTAGACGATTGTTTAGATAAGCAAGATTTTGATCAATTATTTTCTTACGAATAAAACTATCCTTATTAGTTAGAAGTTTTAACAAAAATTCTTGGTGATCTTTCATCAGTGTTAGTGAATTTACAGTGTCCCAAGACACTTCCTGCAGAGCAGTATTTTCTAAATCTTCAATCTGCTCTTGATAAGTGTCACGTTCGCTACGTTTGTTTTCCAGTTGACTACCCAAACTTTCAAGATTACTGCGATGATTATACGCTTCATCTAGTGTGTCATAAAAGGTATTAGGCCTTCCGTTAATGTCACCTATAGATAATAACTCTTTAGTTACTGTTTCGAGATCGCCAGCCACCTTGGACATGTATGTATCGGCTTCTACAAGATTTTTCTCTGCCGCTTTAATCATCTCATCATGCTTGTGATCATGCAATTCCTGTTCACATGCTGGACATTGCTTTTCGGCTAGTTGCTTGATCTCTCGTTCATACTTTTTAACAGTCTTATCGGCCTGCATTAACGCTGTTTCTAGCGTGGCCTTTTCTTTGTTTAGACTTTTAATAAGAGCACTCTTTTCGTCATACTCCTTAACTAAGGTATGTTGATTAATTTCAAATTCGATATCAACACCTGCTAGTTCGTCTATAGCACGTTGAATTTTAGCAATGTCTTGGTCGCGTCCTTTTTGCCAAGCACTCTGTTTAATTTTTAAACTGTTAATGCTTTCTTGAATACGATCGTTGCTCTTTTTTACAGCCTCGATACGAGCATTTTCTTGAAATATTTCGTCTTTGGTAATTCTAATCTGTTCTTTAAGCAGTTCTGCTTTTTCGCTGAGTACAGTAATTCCCAACAGTTGCTCAATAATAGCACGTTGGTCATTGGCTTTCATACTTAAGAAAGGCTCAGTGTAGGTGTTAAGAGCAACGATATGTTTAAACATATCATGACTCATGCCAATTAGTTCGTCAATGTCTTTTTGTGTTTCGCGACTATCGCCCTGACCTTCATCTTCTACATCAGCGTTTTCTTGTTCTTGATCATCAATGTAGAATTTTAGAACGTTGGGTTTACGACCTCTCTCAATCCTAAATAGTCTGCCGTCTTTTTCAAATTCTACAGTGACTAACATGTTTTTTCCGTTAATCTTATTAATAAGATTATCTTTTTTGATGTTAGTCAATGCTTGACCAAACAACCCGTAACTTAAAGCGTTAACGATGGTAGTTTTGCCGGTACCATTACGTGATCCGCTGTCGTCGCCTCCTTGATCTAGATTCTCGCCTAGTACAAGCGTAAGTTGTTCTTTGCCAAAGTTTACGGCTTGTGTGGCATTGCCCACACTCATAAAATTTTTAACAGTTAAATCTTTTATTCTAATCATAGGTTATTATAAATTGCCAGTAAAACTTTAGGGTCATAGTTATCGCTTTGAATGTTTACAATTTGATTAGTAACAATCTGATCTACGCTTTCAAAATGCTCAACATCTAAATCTGTGTTAATTTCTAATTCTTTCTTTTCTGGAATTAATGTTAGTTCTCTAACTTCAGGGCGCCCCATATAAGTTTCCTTGATAAAACTGGCTTCCTCAAAACTCAAAGGCAAGTCTATGCTTACACGCAGATATGTTTTACTTTTTAATAAATTATCTGCATCGTCAATTAATTGACTCAGTTTAATAGTTTTAAATTTAGGAGCATCGTCCCATATCTTATAAACTGGAGCCTTGCCGTGTTCCAATATCATCATACCGCGGTCATCATCCCATGCGTCTGCATAGTTGTGAGGGAAAGCATTGCCAATATAGACAATATTCTGTTTGTGCTGACGTTTATGAAAATGCCCGCTGAACACATACTCAGGATTTTTAAAATGATGTGCTTGTAGTTCTCCATGATCTGGCATCTGCACCATGGCATTCATGTAAAACAATGGCAGTTCAAAGTGTCCAAAAATATATCGACTCTTTAATTTTTCCATTTGTTTCCATTCGTCGCCTACTAGCCACGGCACCATGGTAACATCGTCGATTGTAGTAATTTCGTTAACAA